CGCTTTTGTCCAAATCCTTCTGTGCGTTTGTGGGCTTGATCCAATTGCGAATCAGGAGAAAGTTGCTTCACCATCTGTGCAAGATTGGTCCCGCCTTTCAAAAATTCCCGAACATTCGTGACAGCCTGCATCTTGCGTTCTTGCGTGCGTTGTTGAAAGGCTTTCACATTGTCATTCGGATTTTTGGGATTCATGGCCCCCAGCCGTTGTTGATGTTTGTTCAAAAGGAAGGAAATTTGATTGATGCGTCTCAGCACAATCCGAATATCTTCCATTCGGGCATTGAGCATTTTGGCTTGTCGATCAAATTCCTTTGCCCCACGATTGCACAGTTCCAAATTGTTGAACACTTCCCCTGGTGGCCATGCACAGATTTCTTCGTCACCTTCTCCAAGATCCAGCCAAGGCAGCACCACCTTTTCTGGATTCTCTTCATCGAGGCGCACTACCTTTCGCTTTAATGTCGGCATTGGCTTTTCGTCCGGTACCTGGTCGAATGGTGGCAATTTCTTTGTTTCGGTACTTGGGTTTTCGCTTTCCATTGTCTTTCCCCTTTCAATGTTTGTTGAGACGATGGACTAAATTTACTCTTGGCTATTGATTTAAAAAAAAAGAAACGGGCGAGAATTTCTTCTCACCCGAATCTGTTAAACATCGCCCAACATGATGTAGGCGAGATGTAACTGACCTACTGCAGTAATCAATACTCCGTCTGCGCTGATATCAGCGTCATCGACAAGCAAGCTGAGATTCACTTCAGCGGTCCCAGCCTTATTGTCGATCATGGCCGCAGTGATATTTTCAACTCTTGTGAGCACACCGACTTCGGCGGTCGCTGCAGCTAAGGCAGTGGATGGAATAATATCTACATCGGTTGTAGATATTGTGGCATCGGCAGCCGGAGTTGATCCGATTCCGAAGTCTCCGGCCCAGGTATCACTAAGCCCAGCATCAGAACCAGACCCAGAAAATTGAACAGAGACAACGGCACCGAGCAGAAGGATGTTTCCTTCTGGCAATCCTTCAAGCCTGATTGATCCAAAGCCGACGCCAGTTGCGCCGTCAATGGTCATCACCTGATTGATTTGAATGACTCTATCTTGAAGGCCGATCTGACGTGATCGGGCCTTAAGGCTTCGTGGTAATCCTTTTCCCATGATTAAATCCTCCGACTAATAAATTGTGAAGATTGGCGGGGTTGAGGATTTTACCCAAACGACCCCAACCATCCATCCTAAGCATCTATAGGTCTTACCAAAACGCCTAGGATTCCCGTGTTACCAATCGAGCAAACTTAATCATTTTTCTTTCTGGCCAGACGCGATTCCATGAAGTCGCGTTGTTCAACTGATTGGCAGCTGTGCCGTTCCCTGGTCCACCGTTAGGCGGCGTTCCAATGTAGGAATGGCCAGATGGATGGATGCTCCATTCCACTCTGTTATACAGCACCTCTTGCCCGCCACCGTTTCCGGCTTGTGGGTAGCGTTGCACTTCAGTCGGTACCTTTGGCCCACCCGTACCGAGTAACGCCATTCCACTTCCGAACAACCACGTGTCGAACACTCCGGCAGCATTCGGCATCCCATCATCAACAATGACTTCCCTTCGAAGGAACGTATTGATAAGGGTTTCTCCTCGTGCATCAGGAATGAGGTCGATGAGGTTGTTCTTTTGCATGCGAGCGAACACAATCGAATGAACGATCATGGCCGTGAGGCCATCCATTGAATCGCCCATGGTGACCGCTGTATCCACGACCGCTTCGGCACTGATATTGGTGACGCCATCAATGAACGCACCACCAGAAATGTTATTCTGATAGTCGCCTGCATCGTTGGCCACATTGTCAGCAATCAATCCATTGATCGTGGCAATAAATGCAGCCTGAAGTCGACGTGCCCAATAATTGCCCACTCTGGACGCAATGCCCATCATAGGATCATGACCAGCCAACGCAGAGGCGAGATCAGCGGTTGACCAGGAGTTGTTACGAGATAAGCGCACCGCAATCTCTTGATCGCTTTGCACTTTTAAAGGAATGCTGTCCAGTCGAGTGACTGGTGTACCGGCACCATAGTCGGCTGCAACGGAGTCAGCCACATCATCACTTGACACATTGTCAGCATCATCATCCAGGTCGCGTTGGCTTGGCATGTTGAACGTCAACCCACCAGCTGCAACCTTTTGATTCATCAAGGCATCAGAAACCAAGATGCCTGATTGCACAATCCGAGATTTTTGCTCGGAGATTTGCTGAACATACGGAGTGAATATTTCGGGAACGATGACATCTGAGACTTGAGTTAATGGGCCTACAGCCATTGTGATTTTCCTCCTGTTAAATCTCGTGAAATAACGGCAGGAAAATCATCGGAATTTTCCACGCCAGGTTGATTGTCGAATGCAATCATGTACCGGACATGAATTGGTGGGCGGTCTTGTGTTTCTTTCGATACCTCCTATTTGTCAGGTGGCTTGGTGGCCCCGACAAAAGACCCGGCAGCTTTCGCTAGCTGTTGGGTTTTCTCTGAACCATACTTTTTAAAAATTTGGCCTTGTTCAGTCATGTTCCAATTTGCTTTGGTCCAGGCATTCTTCTCGGTGATGCCTAGCGTGAGTCCTCCACCACCTGCGCCGGCTCCCACATTGGCTGGCCAGTAGTGTTGCGCTAATGGGGCGAGTTCTTCAATCCATCCATCCGGTCCGAGTCCTGGTGTGACACCGATGCCGTCCTTCGTGACGACCGAGACTTTACCATCTTGTTCGATCAATTCAAACTGTGGCTTGCCTCTCATGACCAAATCGCCAATAGCTGAGGGTATGACTTTGGCCTTTTCAGCCGCTGCCCGTATAGCCAATTCAATTTTGCCGGTCTTGATTTCATCAGTCAATTTTAACGTGGCCCCTACGGAATCATCACGCTCTTTGGTCAACTTTTGCACTTGCCGTTCCAGTGGTCCCACCTTGGTTCTGACTCTGGCTTCAACAATTTTCTCAATTTGTTCTTCTGTTTTCTTGTCGCCTCCACTTTCGATGGTGGCCTTGGCTGCTTCCAGCTCTTCAATCAACGTCTGCACTTCCTCTGGTGTTTTTCCATGCAGCTTGGCTTCCTCACGAAGCTTGGCATTTTCAGTTCGTTCCTTTTGTAGTGAAAATTCAAGCCGTTGCACATTGGCTTCAGTGGTCACACCCTCAATTTCGATGCACCATTTCTCGCCCTTCTGTTTGAAGAGGTCAACGTACTGTTCAGGAATGTCTTCTTTTTGGTCGTAAGTGGCTTGCAGTTTCATAGTGTCCCTTTCGATAAGTAATATAACGAGTGTTTATTCTTCTGGCAAACCAGCCTTGATGAAAGCTTCGGGATGATCTCTCCGTAAATCACTCAACGTAAATGTCTTTCCCCTTGGGTCGGTGAACTTGTCCACGGTTAAACCCCCTTTCCGAAACAGTGATCCTTTTGATTTGCCCAAGACATCATCCTGAAAGCTGGCAGTTTGGTTTTTAAGAAACACCTGATACGATTGCGTGGCTGGAACGATTCCTGTCAGCTTGTTGGTTAACTCCCTCTTTTCTTTTATGGTCAACCCTTCCATCATTTGTTTGGTCGTGGCCACAGCTGGCCGTTCCCCGATCGCTTTGCCATTTACCGCTGGTACACGAGTTGATCGGCAATTGAAATGCACAGGCGGGACTGGCCCTTCTCCATTCTTAAACACTTGGCCATCCAGCCCCATGCACTGCAACGTGGTCCGGCCATCCAATGTCGCGACATAGATTTCTTCAGGAATGATTTGTCGATTGGCGGCATACACTTCTTGCCGTGCTTGGTTCGCAATAAAATTCACGGCTGTCCTGGCTATGCCTTCCACATTCTTTTTCGTGAGCGAACGTGTCCCATCTCGAAAGTTTTGTGAGGCCGTGCCAAACACTCTCCGGCCTATGGCCACTTCACCTTCACCATTGACCATGCCGATTCGAATCTGGTCCATCATGCGAAGCGTGTCAGCGTTGTTGAGATCCCGAATCCACTTTTCCAAAATCCGGCCCTGAAAAGGTTGCTTGGTCGCAATGGCATTGAGCAAAGAAGATTGCGGCAAGGCCAAATTCACCACCACCGGCAAGGCAGCCGTAATGGTGTCAGCCGTAAAAACCGATTCCAACACCGCTATCTCTGTCATTTGTTGTTTCATCTCTCGCCGGATGTCTTGATAGGTGGGCTTCTGCAAATCCCGAATGGCTTGTTGCAAGGCATTGATTCGTGCCGTGCGAGTCTTCCCAAACTTCCTTCTGTTGCCGGTCAACGGGTTGGTGCGTTCCTCAATCAATCGCCGTAGGTCGCCATCAACAAGGCTTAAAAGCCTCTTCATGTCTTTTCCAAGACCAGCGGCCAGTCGCAAAACTCTTGTCTGCCTTCGAACAAGCGCATCACGGATTTGCTCGTTAGACGTGTCTGCCATCTAGGATCAATTAGCCTCTGGTCGCAATTCAGGATTTGGCGTTCCAGCCTGTTGTCTCCGTAATTGGTCAAGCATGAGGGTTCGCATTTCGATAGTTTCCTCATCCTCATCCGTGCCCCGCATCTCATTCAATTTGGTTTCCTCTTCCTCAATCCTTTTCAGTTCCTCTTCTAAGGTCAATTCAGTGACACCTTTTTCGACTAGCCAATTGTGAATGCTTTGCAAGGACAAAGGCGCATCTGAATTCTTTGCAGCCATGAAGTCCAGCAATTCTTTTGGGTTAAACTTATCCGGCACAAAGTCCATGTTGGGCTTGACCACCACCTGTTCAGGATCCGCGCCAATCCATACAGCCATTTTCCGAAGCAAGGTCTGCAAACCCACGGCCCCAGCCACAACTATTGTCGTGATGCTCGCAGTTCGTGCCGCCACACGAATTTGTAGGGATTCTTCGGCCTCTTTTGCAGCTCCCCTGCTTGAAGAAAGCAAGTTCGCCCCAAGCTCTGAAGCTTTGTTGTAATCGTTTTCCAAGGCCGTTCGTTGTTCAGGCAACCCATTACTTGAGACTCCGATGTATTTAGCATCCCCGTTGAGGGGAAGATTAATTGAGGCCGATGCCCCGACAAACCGTTTTTGTTTGTCATCTTCTCCCACCATATCCCCAATCGTGACTAATGTATCTTGGCTTTGCATGAACAACGTATTGCGATAATCAGCTTCGCCTCGGTAGATGGTGAAGGAAAGGCTGGCCAACCCCAGCATTGGAATTTGGTCTGGTGTCGGTGTCAGGTCGACGGAACCAATAAATACGAAAGGAATTTCATCTAAGGTATTGCCGCGAATGGAAGGTGTGACCCCATCTAGCGTTCTGTTCACAGAGGTTTGTGTGACTTCAGTTTGTCGATTGGCTTGCTCTTGCTGAGTCAATTCCTCATCGTCAATTTCCAACCGGCTTCGATAGACGACGGCTTGGCCTTCCTTGATGACGTCAATCGTTTCAAAATTTCTCTGCGTCTCAGTGGTTGGCACTAAATCCAACACCAGATATTTTTGTTTGAATTCCCAACCAAACCCTGAGACTCGTTCCCAGCCACTCTCATTGCAGACCACCAAGTCCAACCGATTGCGGCCATCCGGTCTTCGTGACTCATCCCAGTTGATAATGGATTCAGCTTGATAGGTGACGATATGCGGGAGGGTGTTCCCCATGCCCGTTGGCACATCAGCCAACAAGCCAATGCGGCCAGTCATCAATTGCGCTTCATTGATTTTTATCAACAGCGTTTGCAGGGATTCACCTTCCAGCGTGGCATTCTCCCGCAACGGTTCCATCTGTGGCGGCAATTCAATGATGGCCTTTTCTCTGTGCATCACACCCACTAAAGCGTTGATGGCTGGTTGCACCAAATACGGGAAAACCGATTTAATCAGATAGGTGTCGTACATGGCCTTTCCCTCTTGGCCTTTACCTAGTCCTGCGGCTCTCATGCCTGAAGTAGTTGGCAAATAGGTCGTCGTCTTTTCCTTGACCTTGCGTTCTCCGGAAGCGGCATCACGCACCAAGATCCAATCAGGATGGATGTCGATATATTCAGGGTGTTGAGTTTGAACGGAATCGGATGCTGAAGTGCTTACGGTCCCAGCACTGGTAGCTGGTAGCAGAGTGGTTCCTGTGGTCGGCATGGCGGGGGTCCTCCTATCCAACGGTAGTGAACTGGCTTGTTCACCAATACCGGATTGGCGAAGGAAATTTTTTGCAATCTGGTCAACATCAATACAGCCCTATAGTGTGGCCGGTTTTAATCGGCGTGGGTTTCCATTGAATGCGATAGCGTGCAGCATCGTAGTTGTGGTCTTCGCTTTCCGTAAACACATCATCAGCGTCCATGGGATCACGAGGCAAGTCAGGCAAACATCGGCGTAGTTGAACACAATCCGTCCAAATAAAAAAGCCTGGTTGAGTCATGGGCGTTTGATTAGCCGCAATAAATCTTTCCCGAAACATTCTTGCGCCGTTCACTCTTGACCCTGGCCCTTTGTCCACAGGATACCAGTGAACGTGCTTTGAGGCCATATCAGTAGCCACACTATTATTCGGTGGCCCATCCCAAATGCTCGAATCGGCTGGGCCTGGTTTCACTCTTCCTCGAAGGTAGGCTGTGCGTTCTTCGATGGCCTTGATGTTAGTCGCAATGTCAGTGGCCAACATCTTACAGCCTTGATTGGCCTTCCCATTCCAGCCGTACCATTCATGAATCGCGAAGAGGGTTCCCCGTGGATAAATTCTTCTGGTAGTACCAACTGGGGTTTCTCCATCGGAAGTCGTGAACCACAACACACTGAACGGTGCAGAATAGCCATAGTCAAAGGAACGGTCAATGCGCCAATGCGGAGGGATAGGGAAGGGGTCAATAACGATAATGGAGGGGATCCAGATATCTTCAAAGAACATGCCTTGCTGTGCGGATTTATCATGTTGGTATTCAGCCAAAAAAGCATTCAAACCAATGTCGTTAATAATCCGTTGGCATCGTTCTATTCCCAAATTGTCCCACGTTGGAATGCCGCCTGTGATTTCGGCTTTGCCATCAATGGACTTTTTAAAGGTAAAATCTCTGAGCGCGGGGTACGGGCCAGACACTTTTCTATCTATGAGGAATTCCGCACGGCCATCCACTAACCTCGTAAATATAGATTGTCCATGAATGAGGTTCTGCACAGCAAGGATCGCTACAAATTGATTGCCCGAAGGGAGAATTTTTCTGGTCAGCAATTGAATCTTTTTCTCAATGGACGCATTCGTGTCCTTGTCTTTGTCAATGTCATCGAAAATAATGAGATCAGGCCGACGTTTCCCAATCTTGGCCCCACGGCCCATAGCATCAAGGCCAACAGCATCAACGGTTAATCCAGAAGCCGTGCGAAGGCGATTCATCCTCCATGCTTTTGAATGCCCGTACTTCCCAAGCTGCCTTTCACATAAATCAGGATCCACATCACTGATGACAGAACTTTCCAGGGCTGAAGCAATGTTGCCCACGTGATCGTTGGCTTGCTCTTGTGTGCCGGAAATATACACACAGTATGACTTGATGCGTTTGTGCCCAAGATAAATAACGGCCAGCTCAACGTTGGTGCTTTTCCCGCCTTCTCTTGGCCAGACTGCAATGAAGGGATGAGGCCGAACAAATTCCTGAAGCGAGTACACCCACTCCCACAGCTCATGATGATAGACCGAAAAAGATGGGTCAGCCTGTTCATTCCTAAAGTTTAGCCCAAAGTAACGAAGCAGCCACACTTGCCAATCCAGGTCTTCGAATTCTTTAGGCGAGGAGTCGAGCTGTTGAAGCCGATGCCTGGTCTGGCCGAGAAACGACAACCCCGATGTCGGTAGTGACCTGTTGAAGGATTTTTGACGCAATGAGTCTGTCGGCATATTTGCTCACGCTGCTCCGTAGGACATCGACAATATATTCAATCAGCGCTAGGATTTGTTCACCACTCATGCTGTTTGATGATTGATGAATTCTTTTGGTTTCACTTTCTAAAATCTTTCTACGTTGTTCGATTACTTCTCGCACTTCATTCCATACGCTCCCACTTTGTACTCCTACGGTGAAGAGCAAATCGAGTTTATCCAGGGCGTGTTTCATAGCGGCTGCATTCTTCTCTCGCTGAAATCTTTTGAATTCTTCAAAGGCTTCACGGGCTTTTACAAAGGTTTCCATATTTTCTGGTTTGTTCAGAGCTACGAGAAGTTGCTGCAGATGTAAATCCATCAGCCTCAAATCAGGTTGGTGGGATAGGAACTCAGGATCATCCTTGGATTCTTCATATTGTTTCCGAAGATCCATAGGGAGATATCGGGAATATCTTCCATGTTTATAACGACCTGATGCGATTCCTGCTAAGGACTTCCCGCCGTGAAGTTTACACCGCCGCTTTCCCTTGATCGGTGGCTTCCGGCAAAACTGCCCAGGCTTCTTTCTCAGTTGAGCCCCGCATCGTTTGATTTCCTTACAGCTTTCGTCCTCGGTTAAGGGCTTCCGACTGGGCTCTTGTCTCATTTCGTTTTGTTCTTCCATAAAATTTGGAGCGGGTAGGTCGGAGTCACACCGCCGCTGTGGTGAGGGTATCACCCATCGCTTTCTTTACCCGCTTAACATAGGGTTGCTTCAGAGGAAGGACAAAGGCTCTCATCCGTCCATCTAAGGGCATGAGGTATCGATGCTTCCCCGATTTCAATCTCTGGGGAAGTTGCTTGCAATGTTCAGGTGAAAGCCTTTTGTAGACATCAGTACAATGCCTCCAGGCTTTATTAAAATAATACTGATTCACATTCGCTGAAATGCCTGTATAGATCCAATTCCCTCCCTGATAAATTCCTCCATGATGCCCTTCATCAGGATCGGCAAAAGAAGTCACTAAGCGAAGTTTCGGATTTGTTTTCTTGAGGAGTCTGAGACACACCGAAATCATTCTCGTAACTTCATAAACATGAGAACGAAGGGCGACCCTCACTAGTTCACACATTTCGTTTGGAAGGATCTTATATTGCTGATGGGCATTCGAGCTGGTTCCAGTTCCAAAAAGAATCACGCCGACAAAATGCTCATCTTCCCAAACCCCAAACCGAATAATCTTATAGACGGGAATCGTTTTTGAGTAATGCCATTTTTGGCAGGCATACTTCGCAACCCTATTACTCACATAATCAACCAATAGAGTAGCCATGTTGCCTCGAATCGAAAGCATGGTTGCACTCAGGACATTTGACCCACTTCGGCTCTAGCGTATCAAGCTGAGAGACTTTGGCTGTTCTATCTGGAGTAAAGTCGGGCTGAGCATCAATGAGTAATTGCATTTCATCTTCAGAAAATCCCGTTAAATTCTTCTCGGACTTTTCTCGCCATTTCATAAGCAAGGGAATCAGGTGATCCTCATCCCACTCTGAATGCTGACTGATCTTATTATCAGCGATCATGTGGATTTCGGCTTCCTCGTCTGAACAATCCCAGATTCGAACAGGTACAACCTTCAGCCTGAGATTCTTTGCGGCTTTCAATCGAGCATGTCCGGCAATCACATTTTTTGTACTCTTCTGAATCAGCAAAGGATTCGTAAAGCCGAAGTGTAGAATGCCTATTTCCAGAAGCTCAATCTCATACTCAGAATGCTTGCGCGGATTTTTGGGATGAGGGAAAATTTTGTCAATCGGGTAGGTGTTACGGGATTCGAAATGCTCTGATTTTAAAATATGTTCAAGTGTTAAAGTCATGGTTTTATCTGCCAAGCTCATCCCTGTTTACCTTCTCTGTCTTTGATCGATACTTAAAACATTGATTGCCGTTAAAATATTCTGTTGGCATATAGTCGTTTGTTGGTTCTGTGCAAGTGCCCCGGATTGGCTCTTTTAGCCTGAGTAGGAAAAAGCGACATTGGCCACAACATTTTTCAAAGAAGTCATCAGCTGTGTCCATGTGTTTCTTTAGATAAAAAGGCCAGGGAGGAAAACCAGAAAACCTCCCTGGCCTTCGACGGTAGGTTTCTGATGACGCTACCGGCTTGGGTAAACACAGCATAGCGCAATCATCAAGCTACCGTTTTCCTATACTGTGCCTTCAGTTTTACCATTATCGGGGCATTCAGTCGGATTTGTCCATCATCTTGATTTCCCTTGCGCTGGGTGTACCGAGTCTGCCGATTGATGTTGTTCACGGTGTGATTCGTGACCACTTCCCGTTCATGAATAGGACAGAAGATGTTTTTGATATCTGGGATCGGTCGGACACATTGCCCAAAGCAACAATGCGGGATCTTGAATCGCACTTGCGGGACAATTAACGGATTCCACATAAAGCCACACATCAAGCAGCGGCCTTCCAGCGTGCTCCAATCATACCAGCCTGAACATTTGGGACAAAGATTGCCCTGTGGTTTGGTTGTGTTGTCCATCTCATCCTCCGTGGTTTGAGTGTCTACAATTCAAGTGGCAGCACTTCCTGCCGCAGCCGATTCTCGGCAATGGTGAAATACTTATGGTCAAATTCAATCCCCGTGAAGCCGCGGCCAAGGTTGACGCACGCCACGCCCGTGGTGGCCGATCCCATGAACGGATCCAGCACAACCCCGCCCTCTCGTGTGACCATGTTGATGAGGTATTCCACGAGGGCTACGGGTTTTACCGTGGGATGATTATTTCCATCTCCTCTGCCTGCCTTGCTTGCCTTGGCTGTGTAGATTATTGATTTAAAGAAACGGGAGGCGTTGCCTGAATCGCCATTCTTTGTCATTGATTGCTTTTCACCCATCTTGAAACTCTTACCCTCAAAACCGTTATGGGCTTTGATAATATTAGCGTTTAGATTACCACTCTTCGTCTCAGGAAAACACGCCCGGACTTCTTCGCTGTTGTCGTGGAGTAGGTTGGCAGGGAAGCGGCCCAAACTTGTATCTGGTCTATTTGTTTCAGTCCCCTCAACTCTTTCTCCTGGTGCAAAATTGTTTCTAATTACTTTCCATTGCGGAGTTGCTGATAACCTGTCTGCTTCGCTTTGATGTCCCACCCTATTCTCATCAATATTGATCCCACCTGTACCATACTTCAAGACATTCTCGGCTACTGTCTTTTCTGATAACGGTTTCCGTGCCATGCAGATTGGTTCGTGGGCGGGTTTAAGGGCAGTTCCCCAGCCTTCCCATTCGGTTGTGCCTTTGGGAATATAGGTTGTTGCTTCGTAATCTCCGTATATTCCATCTTTTGCTGCAGTCTGTTGCTTTGCTTTTGGATTTGGCATTACTACTCTCTCATTCCCCTGCAACTTATCAACAGCCTTACCAATATTCAAAGACTTAGGAAATCCCGAACCATAGACCCACTCGATCATATCTCTAATCTCAAAGCCTGCGTCTTCAATCGCGCTAGCCATGCGGTGATAGGTTCTCGTGCCCCCAAAGGATACGAGATACCCGCCAGGCTTCAACACTCGTATCATTTCTTGCCAGAACTCTACGCCAGGCACGCCTTTGTCCCAGTGCTTGCCCATGAAGGCCAAGCCGTAAGGAGGGTCCGTCACCACAGCGTCAATGCTCCCATCAGGAATGTCCTTCATTTTCTCTAAGCAATCGCCGTGAATAAGGTCAATCATCGCAAGCTAATTTCCCATCTCAATCACTCGAAGCCTTCTCTGTACCAGTGTGAATAGCGTGTCAGCACCAGCATTATTCTTTGCTCTTTTCTTGGCGTGTGTGAATTTCCAATAACAGGTGTAACAATTCCTTGAATTCATTCCAAGACAAATTGTGGATCATTTTTTCAAACAACACTCGGAATTCTTTCAACGTATCTATACTTTGTGCTGCCTCCGGTGTTGGCATATCCATCAGCTGTTCTCTTTCCAATGGTGCAATCGGCAGCAATTTCTCTTGTAACACCTTGCTTCGTGGTGCGCGCGCTCGCTTGGCTTCCTTTGGTGCATCATTTCTTGATCGTGGCCGATGGCCTTCTGCAAACGCATGAGGTTCTTGCTTTTGTCTTTCTAAATCCAGCCGTGTACCACACCCACACAAGCAATGAGAGTAGCCAAGGATCGGATCGCTATTGACTCTATACAGTTCGGCGGCTGAAGCACTCTTGCTGTGCAGCACAAGATTTGACAATCGTAAATTTTTTTTATCTTTTGACCGGAATCGAACAATTTCATTCCGAGTCAATGGGCGTCCAAGCTTGGTGCCAATGCAATACCGACTCACGATCAATGGTTGAGCATGGCCACAGTAGCCGATCTCTTTTTGTTCTCCAAAATAGTAGGGACGACCACCCGTATTGATGATTTCACCAGGAGCAACAATCAGCGTGGGTTCAAGATGCCAGCCTCGGCTAGCCCAAATTGCCACCGTGTTTGGATTCATTCGAACTTTTCCCATGGATAGAATTTCCGCATGATGGCCTTTTCTACCTCACTGAGATTTTTCCTGATCTCTTGCTTCTGTGGCTTTGGTTTAACAGGCACGGCGACATCCCGATAGACCCCACTCCCTTTTTCACGGATTGTCCTTGACCCCACATCATTGTCCGGTTGGTTTTCCCACAGCTCATCATGTGCCGTGGCTTTCAAGCCTTCATACTGTTTTGGGATATCGAATGGAGCACATTCTTTCCACATCAATCGGCAATCATTCTCGAATAATTGCACCAAATCTGGCTCGTGTTCTCTGTACGTGTGAAATGGCCCAACGCTTCTGACGTATTGATTGCTGGGTTTCCATTCAAAAGGCGTCAACCCAAGACGGTTGCGAGTTTTGGGCGCCGTATTCATTATTCCCAATCATTGCCACTAGGCAAAGAATCTTTGAACCGATTAAAATCTCCCTCAGTAATTTCATCCGTCGTTTCTGGCTCGTGCTCCTCATCCACCTCTGGAAAATCTTCCATAGATTCTTCTGGCAGAATGTCAATGTCATACTCAATCATTCTTTTTTCATCTTTAAGTTTTTTCACTTTTTATTTTTCTTTCTAAACTTATTTGCGTCTGGACAATCGGCAAAGTGTGCTATGCCTTCCTCTGTGTACGGGAGCAAGGAATCTCGCCTAGTCGTGACCCAATAAATCGCCTGATTGCAACCCTTGCATCGTCCTGGCCTTCCCACAATGACCAGCATTTTTTTCAATCGATCTTCCCAGTCAGGTTCCTCGGGGCCGCTCATAAGTCCATCTTCGTTTGAAGGTCTTCTTCTGTCATGTCCACACTGTCCACTTCCTCGCCTGTGTTAACGTCATAATAGATTTTCATTTTCAGATCGTAATTGAATTCCTCGATGCGTTCGACATCAATGGTAAATGTTCCTTTTTTTAAAACATCTATCGCCTCATTCATCGTGGCTTCATACTCACTGATTTGACCATTCCAGATTTTGTCTTGCGTTTTTTTTGTGTCTTCAATGTCCCGCAAGTTGCCATTGGCTTGGATGATTTCCTGTTCGATGGCCAATCGCTCTTCACTCGTAAATGCTTGCTCTTCCCTGCGTTGCACTCGCCTGCGTTTGGAATGTGGTTGCGGAATTGGATCTTCCACCAAGACCGCGGCGGTCTGGTCTTGTGGCTTGCTTCCTCCATCCTCAGTGGTGATTTTGTCTTCAGCATCATCTCCGCTGCTTGCTCGTCGTGCCATGTGATTTTCCCCTTTGCTGTTTGTGTGATGTGTTAATTGTCTAATCTTGAACCAGATTTCTTCCTTGGTCATCTTCTCCTGAAAAACAAACTCATCAATGCGCAGACGATGAACCATTAAAGATTTTCGTTACTCCTTGGCAGCATCATTTTTCTTTCGTGATTTTCTTTTGTGCTTAAGTCGAATAATCAGCGTCACTTCATATTCGGCATCGTCACGGTGCACCATGTCCTGATAACTCAAGTCCGGCACCAATTCACTATCAGTTAAAATTCTGGCAACACATTTCTCGGCTTTCTCTCCGCTCCACTCAAAGCTGATCCGTGCATTCATGATTGATCTCTCTGTAAAAAAAAAGATAACTGCATCTGGTTTGTAAAATGGTGAGGCGGCTGCGAATTGAACACAGATTACCGGAGTCAAAGTCCGGTGGATTGCCTGGTTATCCTACCGCCCCAACTTCTCATTGCAAGAGCCATATCAACCCCATGACCGAAACCACAGCCAAAAACACGGACACCAACACCATAGAAAAACATCCTGCCAAATCTGCACTGGTCCACAGTGGATTCATCGGCCTGTCCGTTTGCGAAAATCTTTGTACTGCTCAAGTTTCGTGGTGATGAGCACAATAGATTCGTTAATGATTTCAGCATGGCATTGAAACGGGTCGTACATCCTTACTTCCATTCCTGTTGTGCCGTTAATAACCTCAAAATGCGAATCCCATCCCACAATTTCTTTCCAGCCATCATTGGCCATAATATTTTGTTTTTGCATGGCATCAAAAAAGAATTTCAAGGCCAGGGCTTGAATGTTGTCTTTGTTGCGTTGTCTTCCACATTCAAAAAATCGAAAGAAAAAATAGGCGGCTTCCATGGGTTGCAAATTGGCCAATCGTAGATGCACCTGAATTTTAGTTTCCATACTGTTCTTTAAAGATTGAGCAACGGAGGTGCGTTGGTGTTTGGCCCCAACTTGCCCAGTGGCACTAGCCATGCGAAGCCATTCATTCTGACTTGGAAACAACATCGGCACAAACACTCGCTGCCTAGGAATTCCGCTGGCAATAAATTTTTCTTTACTGAGTCGTGTGTGATCTTTTATGAGTTGGTGACGTTCTGCCATATTTCAATGCCTCCTCTTGCGTCTCCACCTGTTGCTGAAAATCATTTTCCATCGGCCATTTCTTTCTGCCTTTCATCCAAAGATTCTTCGGCCATAGCCTTAACCTGCTCTTCCAAACTTTCTTCGATCGTGCTCTGTTTGGTTTGCCCCACTTCTTCTTCCACTGCATGTGTCGGCATCTCTTTTCCTGGGTCAATTCCGACTTGAATTTTCGACGGATCAACCAGGTCATCCATCGGCAGTTGGTAGGGTAAAAACCATCGAACAATGAGGGTGAGTTGTAGGCCGGTTCCATCGAATCGCCAGGTCATTCGATTGCGCCACATGAAGAGAGAAAGGTTGTGCCAAATCGGGGTATTTGTATCTATGAAAACCACACAAATATCGACAGCTTTTAGCTCGGCATCGTAGGAAATATTCAAGTTTTTTGGGTGAAGGTCACGCCGCGCTATTGGTCCCAGTGTTCTCAGTAGTTCCCTACCCACTGGGGAATCCAAGAAGAACTTCACTAGGGCTGCATCTTCTGGGCTGATACTGGTCTTCTCTTGTCTCACTGGGTCTGGGATGGGTGGAGTAGAGTCTTTCAAGTGATCCATGAGTGTTTTGCCTTTCTTTGGTGTTTTTTTGCCATGTTTTCGAATTCTGAACATTTCAAGCTCTCACTTCATCTTTTTTGCCCCAAAATTTGAACACTTTGGCGCCAAGGTTCGATCTTTTGCCAATTCGTGGATATGGGCAATGGCTTGCGCGAGTTCGTCAAACCTCGGCCCAAAATTGGCCAAATTCTCCCCGATTTGAATTCCGGCACGGCTTCGGTGCATAGGGTATAAGGTTATTCATCTAGGGTAGTTTTGTTAGGTTATATTTTTTTGACAATGCCCACCAAATGGGAGATTTTTCGATTTTCTCCGGGTCTGTTTTTTTGATCCTTGCTAAACTTTCAAGGAAGGACATTTCTGTTTCGAAAGACATCTTTGTCCAGTCTGTTTTTTGATGCTCATTCATCGACAACGCCACTCCCAATGTTCCCAAAAATTTGTGCTGGTGTTGGCATGCGTTCTCCATCCCGACCGTACCGCTTAAAAATTTCCTCATCCTTCTCCGATGTGAATTGCGCCAGCCTGACTTTTTCTTTGTCCCAGCAATTTTTTCCAGTAGCGCGACAAGCCCGTGATTGCCTCACCATTTCGAACGCTGCACGGTTGGCCAACAATCTTTCGTGCGGATCAAGTGTGACTTTGTGGCTTTTGTGTAATCCCGCCTCCCGATCATCTTTTTCTTTTTGCAATCGCATTTCCATGGCAGCGGTGATGGCTTCACTGAAAACACCTTGAAACGGAAGCTTGCCAGGTGTGCCTCTTCCGCAAAAATGGCATGCGGCCGTAAAATCTTCACTGTGATTATGCTTGAATTCATCCCAAAATAATTCGACCTGGTACTTATTCATTTTCACCCCAATCGCATTGATCATGTGCTTCATGGATGATTCAAATTCTTTTCTGTTCATCCGAAATAATCCTCCGTGCTAGGTTTTCTGTTGCTTGAGAATTGCCGATAGTTGTCACAACGGGTTCGCCAAGTGGCCGGCCAGTCCCTTCTCATTTCCTGTTTTTGATCTGCCCAATTTTTAAAAGCTTCAAACTCATCCACTGGATCGTGTACGCCTTTTTTAATCGCATAGGCTTGCATGGCTTCGGTCAATTCGAATCCTTCCGGCCAAAGTGTCAGAGGTTTTTGCTTGGGTTTTTTTTCAACTGAAGACTTGTCCACACCTACACCCTGGGCTTCTTTTTTAATTTTTTCGAGAAAGCTTGTATTTATATTTGAATTTGTATTTATATTTGAATTTGGATTTAAGATTTGGATACCCTGATTTGCTAGTTTTTTGCTAGGTGGTTTGCTAGGAAGTTTGCTATGTGTTTGCTTGGCTTTTGCTAGACCACCTAACCTACCGGATTCTCTACGAATTTTGTTAATTTTGGAAACATACTTGCGTGTTTGCTCTAGCCTTTTATTCTGAAAACCTTCCACGTTTTTGATAAAAACAGGCTCAAATTTTGAAATAATTTCGTTACATTCTTCCTCAGAAATTCCATTCATTCGAACGCAAAAATGTTTCTGTTTGAGGATGCCTAAATCCCATTGATCTAGCAAAAGCCTGATGTAGGCTCCAACCTGTGCATTAGAAAAAAACCTGGTGCCAGTAAGAAAGTCTTGATAGTAAAAAGGGAAAAACGGAGGTTTGGCCATCCCTGGTATTCCTTCTGTTGGTCGGTCAATTTTTGGTGGGCTGCATGGGGATGAATAACAAAGCCAACCGATCTTGTAAATCACAACTTATGCCGATTTCTCCGAGTGTTCCTCTATATTTTGTGGGTAGCTTTTTGTAAATTCATGGGCAGCCATTTTCAACTCATCCTGCTTTTTCTTCCACGCCTCAATTTGGGCTTCAGCGTCTTCCCACTTCCCCGCCAGGAATTCCATGTACGGATGTTCCTCCAAAGGTCCGGTCTGTGGAAAGCCCTTGAGACATTCCAATTTCTTTTCTTTGGTTGGCCTACCCACGTTGGTTGTTTTCAGTTTGGGTTGTGGTGGGTTGAGGGGTTGCAAGGTATTATGGTCGACCTTCCGAGTATATTTTTGTTCTTTGTGCTCCACATCAGTCACGGAGTCACCCACGGAACAAAAAGGATGTCCTGGCATGGTGCGATTCCCACAAAGGATGCAGTGCGAATCTTCTCCGCTTTCGTACCATAGACCACCACACCGAATGCACTTCATGCCACCATAAGATTTTTTATTGACAAAGTAAACTGCTGTTGTATCACTCTTTTTTTTGGGGGTCAAAGGTTTTCAGCTTTCCCATTTTCAAGGCCATAAAACTGCAGTGAGCCATGCCACTAAATCCACTATGGTTAGGTTGTTGGCCATGGTTCCACGGTGCCCCTTGATGCCGAATGTCTGTGCAGCCATCCGAGAATATTCATTCATGGATGGGAACAGTTGTGGAATGAACATCCCTTGTCGACGAATGCCACTTGAACGAAACTGTTCCTTTTCTTTTGTAGGACTTCGAATCTTCATGGGTTGCAACTCCACACCTTGAACGGTTCGTGCTGCCCGGAATCGGTGAACCATTGATGGCCAAAGATCATTCGTCTATGCCCTTCATACAAATCCACCGTGGCATAGGTTTCAATTTGAATTTGTAAATTGGGATTGAACGTCACCATGATTTCATAGGGCTTCCCCGCCTTTTCCCGAACCAATCGTTCTTCGAGAATTTTGTGCTGCAAATTCATCAAGGCATTTGAATTCCGATTCATGATGTCGGCAATGTCATCGGCACTCATTTGACTTCCTTCAATCCCGGGTTGAATGAATGCAGCATGTTGACCCTTTCTCTTGTTCAAAATAGCCATCTGTACATTGTAAAATAAAAAAGCAGCATGAGGATCGTGACCACACCAGTGGCCAGTAGGCCACGGTCACTCAAAATTCCTACTTTCGCTTGGGATCGCCATGCTCTGTTCTCCACTTGCGATAGTCCATCAGTACTGAACCCGCTTCAGTGGTTGAAACTTTCATGGTTTTCACCAACCACCACATCAAGAAGGCATCCTGTTTGGATGCTTCAGCACATAGATGTCTCTTAACTATACTTGGCTCTGGGCGCCTCATTACAACGGCGCGAATGCGCGCGTGGGCTGTTCAATACATGGCACCAGCGGCGTCTCCTCACCCAACCCACGAAGAATAGTTAAAAATACCTGGTATTGTTCGGCCCGGGCGGCGGCCCGTGCGGCGGAACACGCGGCGCCCCGTGTGGCGGCCTCTGCTGCCCGTGTGGCGGCCACTGCGGCGGCGAATGCGGCGTCCCCTGCGGCGGCCTCTGCGGCCCATGCGGCGGCCTCTGCGGCCCATGCGGCGGCCACTGCGGCGGCCAATGCGGCGTCCCGTGCGGCCCATGCGGCGGCGAATGCGGCGTCCCCTGCGGCGGCCTCTGCGCCCCATGCGGCGGCCTCTGCGGCGGCCCGTGAGGCGGCCCGTGCGCCCCATGCGGCGGCCTCTGCGGCGGCCTGGTCTGTCTGCGGCCACGCTTCATAGATTCGGCACGTTGCCTTGAGTAAGTCTTTTGAACATTGTCGTATGGGTGAGGCGAGCAGCCCATGAACAGGAGCAGTGACGATCCACTGCCACAGGCGCGGCCATACCCAATGCGTTTCAACGCCCACGGGGATGGCGTCAATAATGGCCCGTGGCATCAGGATCGCGTCATCTCTGTCAGCCCTCTCAAAATAATATTCACCCAGTTTCGCCACGAAGACACTCAGTCCGTATTGCTGCTCAAACTTCATGGGGTCATCCCCATGAATGGCGCAGCCGATAAAACACCCTTTCCCCTCCCTCCAGTAAGTTCCTTGCAGAAATGCGTCGGCCTCGGCGTGGTCGTCCATTCTCGCGAGGAGGGCCGCTTTTAGTGTTGGTTCATTAAAAAAACTCAGCATGTTCGTCTCCTTTTGTGATTACTCTTCTTGTTTGACTATGGGTTCGAAGGTGGCGCGGACGAGCTCTATATCTGTTTGGGTGCAGCCCATCTGTTTCTACGTCTGGAGATTCACTTGCCACGTTTCACCTCCATTCATTACAGCAATCGCCACAAGAATTGGCCCATTTACTCCTCTGCCCCATATCCGTTCCACAACCATTATGAGATGGCCTGCAAGATCCCTGGCTTCAGCTGCGCTTATTTGTAACACCGTGTCTTGATAGTGGATATTGACCAATGGCTTTCTGGTTTTAAATCTATAGCATGAGGAAACCCAGACTTGATTCATCTTTTAACTCTCATCATTCATCCCCTTCACTATTTTTTCGAACACCGTCATCCCATTGGGTATGATCCAGCCCCAAAAATTCACAGATGTCTATCAGCTTTCTCTCCGTGTTTTCCATGGTTCACCTTCCCGTGGTCTGATAATATTTTTTGCGATA